CTTTTGTCCTGCGCCTTTGTGGCTCTGACCGGGCCCGGCGAGCATGTCGACTAAGGTCGTGGTCGTCAAAGAGAAGAGAAAGAAGCAGAAAAAGCAGCAGCAACCAAAGGTCGTGGTCATACAAAAGCAAAAGCAACCAAAGCCTCACCGGGTGGCGGCTGCCGCTGCTATGGCCAAGGTCCCTAAGCTTGCAAAGGTCGTGAATACGACGGCGAGTCGGGTCGTAAGGTCGATCATGAACCCCAGTTCCGGCGGAATGCGGATGGCAACCATCAATGACTGCAACCCCACTTCCCTTGTGGACTTGCATTGCGTCATTCCCTGCAACACCACCACATACGCCGGTAACTATACGACATTCCCTTCCGGGGTGTCTTACATGGCCGTCTTCCGCGACCCGCTCCGGTCCATGGTCTACTTCAGACCTAACATAGCTCCGTTTTCCTACCGTTCTGTTTTCCCGGGCGGCGTCATCGGCTTCACCTTCGACAACAGCAATGCTGCTCTCGCAGGAATTGAAACCCCTGTCCAGCCTCTGTACTACAGCAACTATTCGGGCTCCACCCCCCATGGACAGGTTTTGTTCTGTGGGGAGGTGGAACAACGCCAGGGCTATGTTTGGATCGATGCCGGCGTCAGCAGTGTCTTCACAGTCCATGTCACTTCCACTCTAGCCTGCGCTTGCGGGATTCGAGTGTACCAGAACAAGCCTTCTGGTGATGTTGACGTCGGCTACGCAAACCTGGTATTGGTTGCCGGTGTTTCCCAGGATTTCACGATGACCGCCAGCTCCGTTCCCTCCTTGTCAGAAGGTGGTTATCTCCGGTTTTCTGTGCTTGTCTCGACGAACTGCATTCTCACCGGCTACTCCTCCGTCTCTGCTACCGCATACATTGACTCTTTTGCCCATGTCTCTCCGGTCGGAGTCGTAAACCATCTACCCCAGTTGTGCCAAGCGCGCGTAAACGCCGTTTCGCTCCTTGTGAGCAACGGCGCGGCCGCACAGTATAATGATGGGTTTCTCCAAGCCATCAACATGTCCCCGGGCTCCCCCTGGACCTCGTTGGTGGGCGAGAGCGACCTTTCTGGCTTGGCTGTCGACGTCAACTATTTTTCAGGAGTGTTCAAGAAGGGTTGTTACACCTTTCTCAAACCTTCTGATCAAGAGGATATCGACTTCTACGACTACGTCAAGATGGACAACGGTGGAGCCCTGGTCTCCGAATGCTCTTTCCCCCTCTATCGCTCGCGGTACGCGATGGTCCGCGTGCAATCCAATGCATACGGCTCCCCAGCGTCGTACCCTGGGTTGGAGTACATCTTGAACCAGTCCCTCGTGATTGAGTTCCAGACAAACGACATGTGGTTTGATGCCGAAATTCCGCAAGAGTCGTGTCTTGAGGTGGAGAAGGCCAGAGACATCCTTCGGCGTATCCCCAACTTCTATGAGAACACGACCCATCTTCAGATGCTGGCCAACGCGGCCCGCTCTGCCGGTGGGTTCTTGAAGCGCCACTCCGCCAAAATCGGAGGAGCTCTCTCGCTTCTCTTTCCGAAGTTCTCTCCCGTCTTCTCTGCGTTGGCGGGGGCCATTTAAGCGCGTTGGTAGTAGAAAAAGTGCAGTATGGAGTGTTCGGCGTCGCTCGGTTCACGGACCGAGCTCCTTGAGCAACCTCCCTTCTACCGTGTGTGTGGGTTTGGCTTTGTGCTTTTGCCTTCCCTCCCTACTCAGCGCGCGTGCGTGTGTGGCATTCCGGGGTAAGTAAGGGTTGCCGTATAGGGGGCTGTTTGCGTCCAGCTTCCCATTGAGAATAGCACCCTGAAAAGGCGCAGGTCGGTGGTGATCCCCCAGCTGCCGTGTCACGTCGTTTCCTTGCGTGTGTAAAAGCTAAGAGTGTGTTGCGGGTGCCTTGTGGCGGGCCAACTTGTGTGGCTTCGCGTTGATAACGGCAATCGCACTTGTGAAGGGGTTTCTTTGGTGTTGGCATTCCGGGGTAAGTACGGGCGCCGTAATAGTGGGCCATTCACGCATGGTCTCACATTGAGAATAGCGCCCCGAAAATGCGTG